GGTTGTTGGACATCTAATGGCTCTGTCTACTCCAACTCTATAGAAAGTAACATCGACATGGTACGCATAACTGATTATGCGCTGTACCCTGATGGCACCACATTCACACCGCCTACATCATTTTGATAGATAAAGATGACATCAGACAGGCAGCAGAAGATGACCTGCTGTCTTTCATTCAACTGATAGCACCACATCGAGTGCTAGGTCAAGTACACAAGGACTTGATTAAGTGGTGGACTAGGGATGATGCTTATGATCATCAGATGAGTCTCTTACCACGTGATCACCAGAAGAGTGCTATGATCGCCTACCGTGTGGCATGGGAAATAACACGGAACCCAGCAGTGACCATACTGTACATCAGCTCCACCTCAGGCTTAGCCGAGAAGCAGTTAGGCTTCATCAAGGATATACTGGACTCCCCAGTATACCGTAGGTACTGGCCTGAGATGACGCACCCCGATGAGGGGAAGCGCAAGAAGTGGACCTCGACAGAGATAATGGTTGACCACCCTAAACGTGCTGCGGAGGGTGTTCGAGACCCTACTGTCTTTACTGCTGGCCTCACAACACAGATCACGGGACTTCATTGTAACGTGGCAGTACTCGATGACGTAGTTGTCAAAGAGAACGCCTTCACAAGAGAAGGCAGAACTAAGGTCAGCAACCAGTATTCGTTGCTGTCCTCTATTGAAACTACCAACGCACGAGAGTGGATCGTTGGAACACGATACCACCCGAAGGACTTATATGGAACACTCCTTACCATTACTGAAGATGTATATGATGAAGACGGCCACCAAACCGATACCGCACTGGTATACGAAAGCTTTGTCAGAGAAGTCGAAGACTTAGGAGATGGCACAGGAAACTTCCTATGGCCCAGACAACAACGAGGTGATGGAACGTGGTTCGGATTCTCGACACAGATCCTCGCCCGTAAGCGAGCTAAGTATCTCGACCGTACTCAGTTCTATGCGCAATACTATAACAACCCGAACGACCCAGGCGACGAAGCAATAGCCCATGATTACTTTCAACACTACAATCCAGAGTTCCTCAAGAAGCTTGACGGCAAGTGGCATTTCAATGGGCGAGAGCTCAATGTATTCGCAGCCATGGACTTCGCGTATTCCCTACGCAGTACAGCTGACTACTCCGTTATCTGTACCATTGGGATAGACCACGATGGTAACATCTACGTACTAGGCATAGACCGAAGGAAGACTAATAAGACCAAGGACTACTATGACATGGTGTACAAGGCCCACATGAAGTGGGGGTTCCGCAAGCTCCGAGCAGAAGTTACGGCAGCACAGCGGGTAATTGTAGAGCGTATCAAAGATGATATTAGGGCCGATGGACTAGCATTATCTGTTGATGATTTTAACCCGACCCGAACGATGGGCAGCAAAGAAGAGCGTATCCAGAATACGCTGCTTCCGTACTACGAGAACAACTCAGTTTGGCACTACGAAGGTGGGCTCTGCGAAGCATTAGAGCAAGAGCTTATCCAATACAATCCACCTAATGACGACATCAAGGACGCACTCCACTCAGCAGTGGGTATAATGAAAGTCCCCATGATACGCCATGCCCGCAAGGGCCAGCGTAGCAACGTGGTAACACACTCACGCTTCGGAGGCGTAGCACTATAATGGCAAGAACATCCCGCGCAGTACAAGAGATCAATAGTCTTCTCCAGCCAGAAGACCTAGCTTCATTCGTCACTAACAAGTATGTTAGCTGGCGTGGAGAGCAGATGACTTGGCTCGATGAGTCCAAGGAACTGCGAGACTACCTCTTCCAGACTGACACGACACAGACAGCTAACGCTAAGCTACCGTGGAAGAACAAGACCAGCGTACCGAAGCTCACACAGCTTCGTGACAACCTACACGCTAACTACATGGCAGCTCTGTTCCCCAATGACAACTGGTTCACATGGGAAGCGGAGTCAGCTGATGCAGCTGCTCGCGAGACAGTAGTTAAGATCGAGGCTTACATGAGCCAGAAGATCAGAGAGTCTAACTTCCAGACGACAGTATCAAAGTTAGTCTATGACTACATCGACTACGGCAATGCCTTCGGTGAAGTAGGCTACACTAGCGAGAATCATACGGATGCAGATGGAACCACACGTAACATCTACAGTGGTCCACAGGTATACCGTCTATCTCCGTATGATCATTACTTTGATCTGACAGCATCAACATACAAAGACGCAGGAAAGATTACCCGACGAAACATCTCCTACGGTTCCTTACTCCGTGCAGCGGAGGAGGACCCGATAGGTTTTGCTTGGGTACAAGATGCAGTAGCCCAGTCCCGAGAACTCCGTGTAAGCCTTAAAGCTTACGGAGACTCTGACCTCGATAAGAGTGAAGGGTTCCAACGAGATGGCCTAGGCTCCCTGTCCGCATACTTCTCAAGCGACATGATTGAGTTGTTAGAGTATGAAGGGGACATCTTCAACGCAGAGACAAACGAACTAATGATGAACCACAAGATCATTATTATGGATCGTAAGTGGGTAGTACACTCAGAGCCAATGGCCTCATGGTTAGGTCGCTCCAACAAGGAGCACGTAGGCTGGCGTGAACGCCCAGATAACCTGCTAGCAGCAGGACCACTAGACAACCTAGTGGGTATGCAGTATCGTCTTGATCACCTAGAGAACCTTAAGGCAGATGTCTTCGACATGATCGCCCACCCAGTTGTATATCAACGGGGCCTCGTAGAGGAATGGGAATGGGGTCCAGGTGAGGTCATCTTCGGAGAGACCGACTCAGATGTACAAGTACTACGCCCAGATGCTACAGCACTGAGCGCAGACTTCCAGATAGATCAGCTGATGTCGTTGATGGAAGACCTAGCTGGCGCACCTAAGCAAGCCATGGGTATCCGTACCCCAGGTGAGAAGACAGCCTTCGAAGTCCAGGCATTAGAGAATGCAGCTGGACGTATCTTCCAACAGAAGATACAGAAGTTCGAACAAGAGTTGCTAGAGCCTCTGTTGAACCAGATGCTAGAAGCAGCTCGACGTAACATAGCACCAGTAGAGATCGTCAAGGTACTTGATGACGACTTCGCAGTACAACAGTTCATGCAGATTAAACCTGAGGACTTAAACATGCGAGGACGGCTACGTCCTGTAGGAGCTCGACACTTCTCACAGAACGCCCAAGTAATCCAGAACCTACTGGGTATGATTAACTCAGCAGCCTACCAAGACCCAAGTGTGAACGCTCACATCTCTGGTAAGCGTATCGCAGAGTTGTTCGAAGAGCATCTCGGCCTTAATAAGTTTGAGATGGTTAAGGATAACATCCGCATCGCTGAACAACAGAACACGCAGTCTCTGGCTACACAAGCACAAGAGAACGTGGTAGGTGAGATCGCTGATAGGCAGCTCGATGAAGAGCTGGCTGAGGGTGGAGTAATTGAACAATGAAGAAGGGTAGAATAGGAAAGAGTGGGCAGTTCAATCTGCTCCCTAGAAAGGTATACCCGTATACCTTCTGGTTATACTGGGTCTGGTTCAAACCATGACCACACTTATCACTTCAGCATCTGGTAACACACCAGATGAACTCCATGTAGCTACTGCTGCCGGATACATACCGGGTTGGAAAATCTTCCGCAAGTTCGGGATGAATGATGCAGTGGCTTCTGGCACCGAAGAGATGTGGAGTCCTGGTGCAGCTAGGGTACTACCAACAAGTGCAGGAGCACTATCAGTAGTATCATCGAGCATTGCTGATGACTCAGCCGCCGCAGGCACAGGAGCTTGGACGATAATAGTTGAAGGACTTGATAGTAACTACCTAGAGATAGCAGAGACTATCGAAATGGATGGACAAGTAGCTGTTGCCTCAGTAGGCACAGACTGGTTCAGAGTTAATAGAGCTTACAACGTCACCGCAGGTACTGCTGCGATCAACCAAGGTAACATATCTATCTCTATAGGTGGCGCTCTGCAAGCATATATAGAAACCCTAGAGGGACAGACCCAGCAGACACACTTCACAGTTCCAGCAAATAAGACTGCGATTGTAGACAACTTCACCATGGGCGTAGGCCGCATGAGTGGTAACGTAGACTTACATATTAAGTCTTTGATCAAGCTCTATGGTACTGATACAGCTTGGAGAGCTATCTCTGAGGTCTGGTTGTTCAACGGTGAGACTTACGCAAACAATGCCGGTGCTACTGTGATCCCAGAGAAGACAGAAGTCAAGCAACAAGTCATAGGCACCGTAAGCACACAAGTATTCGCTGTGTGGGGTGGGTACCTAGTTAACAACGATAGACTACCTAACAATGCGAACACATGAGCCTAGACCCAAGATGGTTTAAGGAAGACCGTAAACTTCCTAAGGGCGAACAAACAGACGCTATCAAAGAGTCTGAGAAGATCATTAGAAACTCTACGCTCTTACGGCGTAGACTAAAGAGTATATTAGAAGAAGAAGTCGAAGCAACTTATCGCTACGATGAAGACTTCGAAAATGCCGCATACGAACGTATAGTAATTGCTAACGCTAGTACGCGGAAGACACTTAGAAGCATCATTAAACTATTAGACTAGAGGTTGACCATGACCGATGTATTTGACACTCCGACCGAGGAGAAACCTAGCGAAGACGTACTGTCTGAGTTAGTTGGCGAAGGCAAGAAGTTTGCAGATGTAAACGAACTTGCTAAAGGTAAGCAAGAAAGCGATACCTTTATTGAACAGATTCAAGCTGAGAACAAACAGATTCGTGAAGCACTAGCTAAGCTAGAATCACAATCTGATGCGACCAGTAAGATCGAGGAATTGATCGAGTCCGTTCGGCAAGCCAAGGCACCACAGGTAGCTGAAGAAAGTAACCAATCTTTATCTGAAGACGACCTGAGTAACAAGATCAAGGAAATCATGCAAGGAGAGTCTCGGCAAGCGACCGCAGCTGAGAACCGTAGCAGGAGTAATTCATTAGTACTAGGTAAAGTCAATGGCGATGTTGAAGCTGCCAAGACTTACGTAGCAGAACGCGCTAAGCAGTTGGGCATGAGCTCAAAGGACTTAGGCGAACTGAGTGAACGATCTCCAGACGCTTTTGCTAAGCTGATAGATGTTGATCCAAGTACCGTATCACGGAGTACTTCGCAACTCCCTAGTTCGGGCCAAGTAGACACGAGTGTGAGCCGACCCATGGAAGTGGAAGGCCACAAGACCAAAGCTTATTACGACCAGCTCAAGAAAGAGATGGGTCCGACGAAGTATTGGAACAACGTGAAAGTACAAGGCGCATATACTAAGGACGCGATAGCACTTGGTGATCGCTTCAATAAATAATCTTTTTGAATAAGGAAAACAAAGCATGAGTATGACTACAAGTAACAGTGCAGTGTTGACTCGTTCAGAGATTTGGAGTACGCAACTCAAAGAGGTCCTTCAGGACCAGCTTGAAGCCCAAGGTTGGGTTAATTGGTTATCGGAGTTTCCCGATGGTGACCAGTTTACGATCCCTTCTATTGGCGAAAGCACAGTACGAGATTACAGCGAAGACACAGATGTGACCTTCGATGCTCTCGACACTGGTGAGTTCACCTTCTCTATCTCTGAGTACCTGTCTTCTGGGCACTACATCACAGAAAAAGCACGGCAAGATTTGTTCTATGCTGCACAGCTGGAATCTAAGTTTGTACCTTCACAACAGCGCGCAATGGCTGAGAAGTTGGAAACGGATATCCTGGCATTGGCAGCTGGTGGTGCATCAGGCGGTCAAACCGCTAGTGCTACCAACTCAATCAATGGCGCAGAGCATCGCTTCATTGGTACGGGTACGAACGAAACCTTCGCAGTGGCTGACGCCGCTAAAGCTCTCTTCGCACTGAAGAAAGCCAACGTACCGTCAAGCAACTTGGTTGCAATCGTTGATCCGTCCGTAGAGTATGCACTTAATACTATTACGAACATCACCAACGTAAGCAACAACCCTCGTTGGGAAGGCATCATCGAGTCTGGTATCGGATCTGACATGAGGTTCATCAAGAACATCTTCGGGTTTGACTTCTACGTCTCTAACTACCTGCCGACTGCAAATGAAACGATTACGCTGACTACAGCTGCTGGCGTAGCAAACATCTTTATGTCTGCTGCATCACCTGACCTGCTCCCATTCATGGGTGCTATGCGTCAGATGCCTAAAGTTGATGGACAGTATAACATGAACAAGCAACGTGAAGAATACGTCACGACTGCTCGTTACGGTTTGAAAGTGTATCGTCCTGAAAATCTCGTCTGTGTCTTGACTGACACCGACCAAGTATAGGAGTAATATATTATGTCTAGAGGAAATACATGGACTAACTCTGATGGCTTGGTTGTCGGCTTTGGAACTCACTCTGAGGACAACGATGTTGTCGCAGTTAGTGGTTCTGGTAACACGAAGATCTACACCGTAGAAATTACGGGTACGGATCTGGTTGATACGTTTGCCGCTGCGAACATTAAACCCCAAGACGCACTTATCCCGCGTGGCTCACAGATTAAGAGCGCAGTGTTTCAAGTACACACTGCCTTTACGTCTGGTGGTGCCGCAACGCTGGACCTCGGTGTGTTTGGTACGACTGTTGTAGATGACGCAGATGGTATCGACGTTGACATAGCTATTACGGCTATTGACGCTATCGGTGACATTGTTATCTGTGACGGCGCACTGGTGGGTGGCGTGGTTGCTGTTGGCGCAACAGCCAACGAAGATTGCTACATCGCACCTTCGTACGAAACAGCTGTATTTACTGCCGGTTCTGGTACCCTCACGGTTGAGGTTATCTTGCCGAGTGGTAGTTCAGGTGGCTCGTTAGCAGCCTAACCATTAGGTAAACTAGATTGGGGTGGGGTCGAATGGCTCTGCTATACTCCACCCCTTTCTTTATTAAGAGAATACAATGGCAAAAGAAACACTATTAGACATCGTACAAGATCTCCTATCTGAATCAGATGGGGACGAAGTAAACTCTATTACAGATACTATCGAGTCCGATCAGGCAGCTAGGGTTGTACGGGATACCTTTCGCCAGATTGTAGATGGACACGACCTCGCACACCACGAGACCGTGAAGCGACTTGATGCCACAGGAGCTTCGACACCTAATCAAATGACTAGGCCAGAAGGCTTCTATGCCATAGAGTGGGTTAAATACGACAAGAGAACGACAGCAGGAGGTGATCCTAAGTTAGAGGAAGTCACATATATGGACCCTGAACGGTTCATAGCAATGACATCCAGCCGTACCGAATCGGATACGGAAGTTACAGCAGTGGCTTTAGCAAGTTCAGGACATGAGATCCTAGTACGCAATGACCAAGCTCCAAACTACTGGACCATTCTTGAAGGGTATGATACGCTGGTGTTCGATGCGTACGACTCAAGCTTAGAGACTAATCTCCAACAGAGCAAGGTACTGGCAAAGGGTAAGCAGAAGCCGACCCTCACATTAGCTGACGCTAGTGAGCCCG